ATGATAAATTAAATGTAAAATCTGAATCTAATGAAATTGCAACTGATGTTGATGGTATGATTTTTGAATTAGGCGAGATTGTTGAAAAACTTAAAGGTTTTGAATGGTACAATAGGTTAGGCGATGATGCACAGCAAAAACACGCAACAACAATATTTTTAGCTATGAGGAAACAAAATGGGTATTAATACTGACAAAATAGAAAAGATACTTAGAAATAATTATGGTTGGGATAGATTTCCTCTTAATGAGGATTTGTCTAAACCAAAAAGAAAAAGAAAAAAGAAAAATATTATCAGCTTATTTAAAGAAAAAGATAATGCTAAAGCATATAAAAGTATTTAGAGATTTTTGGTGGGATGACCTCACTTTATCACAAACAGAACAATGTTTTGTTTGTGGTGAGTGGGGAGCTGACGTACACCACCTATCCGCAAAATCAATGGGTGGCAGTAAGTGTAAAGATTACATTGAAAATCTTGTTTGTCTTTGTCGTAAGCATCATGAAAAATGCCATAATGATAAAGAATTTAATAATACTGTGAGAATAGATAATCTTCGCAGAATAGCAGATAAATTAGAAATGAGTAATTAATGGTAAATGACTACGCAATAGTACATAAAGGTTTTACAGATAGTTTAATTGATGATGTAATATTTTCAATTATTGTTTGTTATAAAAAGAATAAATTTTATAAAATTTTTAGATTTAAAAAAAATGAAAATATTAAATATGAAGATTTGTGTAAATTGATTGCAAAAAAAATTAAAATAAAAACTAATAATATTTATTTCAATAATACAACATCTTTGTTTTTACAAATTAACAATATATGCAAATATGAGTAATCTATGACATTTTATAAAAGAAATATTTTTGATCCTGTAAAAATGATTAATGAAACAGTATCTTTAGGCGAACAATGGGCCAATGATAAAACAGCTTATGAATTACTAAAAGATACTGAGTCTAGTTTAAAAAGCGATATATTTGAAAGATTAAAAAATGAAGGACATAATACTACATCAGCAGAAAAATTAATTGCTAAAGATAGTAAATTTATTGAACATATAAAACAAAAAAACATAGCTCTAAAAAAGTTTCTTACATCGCAAGTACGATATGAGTCTAAGAAAAAACTAGATGATCTTTTACAAACAGATGAAGTTAATAAAAGACATGAAATGAAAATGTCTGGGTATCAAACATGATTGTAAACGTAAAAAATTCTTGGCAGGGAAAAGTTGCAATACGTAGTATTTATATTGATAAGGCTAAAAGGAATAAGGAAGATATAATTATTAGGATTGGAAAAGATGAAATGTTATTACCACAATCTAGGTTTACGCCTTTGTGGTCCAGAGAGGTATTTGATAAATTTAGTCCTAACAAACAAGAGTTGTATTATTATGAATGGAAACCAAAAGATGAAAGGCAAGGAGAGTTATTATGAATCAAGAAAAATTATATAAAAAAGATTTAGCAAATGAGTTTGATATATCAATTAAAACATTTGATAAAAATATTTTAAATTTGCAAAAAAATTTTCCGGATAATAAAAGTTTATTCAGATACATAGGAAATAAACAATATTTTGTTAAAACAGATATAGATGAAATATTAAATTTATTTTCTACACTTAAAAGAAATAGTATTAACAAATGATAGAGATACTTACATTCATTGAAGAATTAAAAAATATAAAAAAATTAGATAAGGAAAGTGTTAATAAAGCTATTGATATAGTTATACAAAAATATGAAAAAATTATTGAAAGTAATGAAAAAGCACATAGTCCAAGAACTGAAGATCCAAAGATCTTTAACTAACTAAATACTCTATATTTTTAATTACTCCTCTAGGGATGACTTGTGATCTACCAAATAGATCATCCTCATCATGGGTATCTTTATCGGCTAATATAACAACAAACTCATCTGTTTCTTTGTATAGCCATCCAAGAGAGTCAACAGAACAAACTTTTGATTTATCTAAATCTTCTTTCTCTATCCATCCACCAACTGAGTTTTCATTGGTATCAAGCCAAGTTACTTTAACTATTTTATCTGACGAAAGTTTTGACATTCTTTGGTTTCTTTCCTGTGTTCTTTGCTTTTCTTTTTCTTGCAACTGCTGATCTCTTTTGACTTTCGGTCATTCTGGAGGCTACAGCTTTAGGAACACATTTAGGATATTTGCGTTTAGAACTCTTTGCAGATTTTCTACCACACTTTTGATATTTACCATTTTTCTTTTTAGATCCAATATCAACCCAATCCTCTTTGAACCATTTAGTTAAGCCACCAGATGCCCTACTCATGTTTTTTTAGTCCTATAACCACCACCACGCTTTTTGTATGTTCTAACAAGCCAGGCATTAGCATAAGCACTAGGATAAACCTTAAACTTTCTTTTTGCCTCTGCCTTAACTCTTGAATACAAAGCCTTGTTGGTTGGTACGTTTTTAGTTGCCATTACTTTTTCTTTTTCTTTTTGTCTTTCTTTTTATCTTTTTTTGCTTTTGACATTATATTCTTTTTGGCTCTTTTTTTCATGCCTCTCATGTCGTAATCTCCTATATTGTTTACGTTTATTTACTGTTCCATCATAATAATCTTTCGGCCAATTATCATAATAGTTAGTTTTTGTTAGTTGAGAACTTGCTCTCTCTAACTCATCGTATGGTTGTATTAGAACCATAAGAAACTCATTATGGGGTTGCCAGGATGTATCTTCTAAAAATTTAATTGGTTCTTCTTCATCATCATCTTCTGGATGAAAACACATAAGATAAACATCTTGAGGCACAAATACATGATTGAGTGCATGAATATAATCATGCAATTCATTAGCAGAAATAAACAAATCATTACAAGCAACAATACATATTTCATCGTCATTATCTTTAAATTGATTTGCTTGTTTAATTACTAGCTCTAAAAGAGTATCTGCTTCGCTGTGTTCTATGATAGATATTTTTTTATTGAGTCTTGTTTTTTTTGCAAAAGGACAAACCGGAAAATTATTTAAATGTTTGCTAGGGAGTTCTAAAAAATCTTTAGACCACGAAAGTATGTCCTTCGTTATAGATCTCACTTCTTTTTTTTCTTTTTCTTCTTCCCTAACTTTTTAAGATCTGCTCCTGTAATTTTTCCGTATGGTGGAGCAACGTCAATCTTCTTTTGTTTTTTTGTTAATCGTCTAGGCATTAGCAGTTCCACATCTTTCTACTCCAGTAATTAGCTGAGAGTTTATTGTTTTTACCTTTTATCCCACCAGATCTTGCACAATAAGATTTCTTCCTTGCAGGATTATTTTTTTTGATAGATAAATTTTTATCACCAAAATTTATTTTTTTGACATTACCGGTTTTAGGATCACGCACAAAAACTTTAAACTTCTTAACATCGCCACGCATGGGCTTATTAAGTTTTACTGTTCTTCCCTGATATGTTGCCATCTTTTGCTTCTTCTTTCAGTTGTTCAAATGATTTTTTGTTGTTTAAATATTCCATGCGAATATTCATTTTATCTTCGTATGCTTTTTCTAATCTTTGTAATAAAAATTTATTTTGTTTTCTTAATTCTTTTATAATTATATCATCACTCATTTTTTACCAAAAAATTTAGTAGCTCCTTTTATACCAAAAGATGCAGAAACAATCACGCCTAAAGTATATTTGTACCAATCTGGAGCTTGGTTTAGTGCTTGAAAACCATTAAAAACAATATCTCTTCCCCAATCACCACAGAAACTTAAAATTAATGGAATACTGAAAAGCAAAACTAACCACTCATCTTTCCACGAACCTTGTGTATTTTTAATTGCTTCAAGATCCCAATCTACTTCACCTTTAATTTGCTTTTCCATTAAAGATGTTTTAGCTTTTATCTCTGTAATCTTATGTTCTGCTTTTGCTTTTTTTGTATCAACAAATCCTTTTACTGAACTGCCTATTACATCAACAAGTGGTCCAACTAATAAATTTAACATTAAAATTAACCTTTCAATTTTTCGCAGAAAATCTTGTGGATAAAAAAAATCACCCTAAGTAAACTGCGGTGTTGCGAGTAAAAAAAAATTACTCAAAAAAAACTATTTTCATCTATTTAAGAAACATTGTCGCATATTTTTCTGCGATTAAAAAAAATATTTCGCAGAATTTTTTTTCATTTTTTTAAAGTCAAAAAAAAAATTTTTAAAATAGTTTATAATGGTCTTGTATTAAAAATGACTTCATAAGTCATGATTAGATACTGCTCTTTAAAAAGTGAATATGACTCTCAAATGAAAGCGAGTAGCTTATGAATAAAGAACTTAAACCTATTGTAATTGATGGAATTACAATAAAGCCTAATGAAATAAATACTTTAAAAAAATTGAAAAAGTTTGTTAAAAAACATTTTCCTAATGGATTTAAAGAATTTATAACTGACACTTATATAGGAGCAAATTTAATAAGAATAACCTATAATAAAGAATTACCTGCTTGTTTACACGCAATGGGAGATTTATTAAATGGTAAAGTTTATTATTCTTATGGTTTTGAACAAAAACCTCATGTTAAATATCATAAAAACGATAAAGGAGAACCTTATAACTTTACTCCTGAAGAATTAGTTGAATGGGGTAATGATTCTAAGATAAATACTCGAATGAGATTAAAACTAACTTCTAAAGAACTTTATACTGAATGGACTAGAGATAATAAAAAGTTTTATGGTAAAACTGTACTAAAAAGAATAACTGACGGGTCCAAATCTAATAGTACTGAAATACCCGATCCTACTATCAATTATGATTCTATTCAAATAACATCTAGTGAACGAAGAGCTGCTTTAGCTCTACTCAGAGGTAGAGAAAGTAGAAAAGCTGATTTAAGAGCTATTATACAAAAATTATGGAAAGAACAAAAAGTAGTTTACCACGATAAAGTAGGAAGATATCCTGATAATACATCTGATATAAGAAATAAAGTTCAAGATAGATATAATCAATGGAGAAGACAATCATCAGCAAATCAAAC